CGTCACCACCAGAGGAGGCAGATGCAAAGGCCGGGCCCGTGGCGCTCCATTTCTCCACGCCCTCTTCCGGGCTGTCCTGGTCGCCGGCGTCAAATTCCACCTTCGGCGCGTCGATCTTGAACCGATCAGCGGCCGTGTCACCAAGCGTCAGCAGCAAGTATTCCTCGCCCTTGGCACGGAATTCGTTGACCAAGTCGTTGTTCTCGCGCGTGACGAGGAAGGACAAGTTAGGCGTCACCTCCCGAATGCCGGCAGCCAGCACGTCCGATGCCTTGGACTGCAGGGCCTCCTGCGTCATCAGTGTCACGCCGTTGGCCACGTCGAACGTAGACGGTAGGTGCACGATGGTAGTGCCCCCGGCATCCAGCGACAGAGACCCGGCGGTGCCACCAAGCGGGTCACCCGTGTATGTGGGATCAGGCAGGAAGGCCTTGACGGACGAACTGGAGGCCACAGACGTGGCGGCGGAGAGCGTCAAGTCGTTCCCGGATATGCTCTCAATCCTGAATCCGGCGCCGGTGTTGTCATCATCGCCGAGCTGGACTATCCCATATGCGCTGAACTGTGACCCGTCGTCAACCGTCAGCAGCGTCGAGCTGGTGCTGATGGTGGCCAACGCGTACCCGGCATTGATGTAGTCCGTCCCCTCGCCGGAGAACGACACCTTCGCCAATCCTTCGCCCCACGATACCGTGGCTTTGTTGACGACGGCCCCATATACCCCCTCCTGCGTCTCGGAGCGGGCAACGTAGATGCTCGCAGACAGGGACGTGGGATCCTCCAAGAACGAATAGGTCACGGATACCCCTGTGTCTATGCTCTCCGTGCCGAACAGGTGCTTGAGGACGTTGCCAATATCCGGCGCCGTCCCCGCCGTCCCGGAGGGCCTCAACAGGCAGTCAATCGTCCACGGTATGACCGGCTGACGCACGGCGATGCGCTCAAACCTACTACGCGCGCCGCGATGGTCGGCCAGGTTTTCGTAGCCCTTCGGTCTCCCGATGGTAGCCGAGAGGGCCCGGAAGGCATCGCCCGCCACGGGGATCTTCGGAGTGAGCAGAGAGTCTTCCGGCGAGAAGAACACCGCCAGGTCAGACCCCACGTTGTAATTACGGTTTCCCATGGTCGAGCTCCTTGTGAGTTACTCCAGCTGCCATTTGGCCTGATGCTCCGGGATCTTGCCGTTCTCGGCGCCCGAATCGATAATCTCCCCCATGACCAGGTGCCCGATGCGCAGGTCCAGGTCCACGTGTACAGTGTATCCGGCTGCACGGGCAGCCGCACAGAACCACATATCCTCCGAGATTTGCTCCTGCGGCTTCAGCTGTGGAATCTGCCGACCGTCGAGGAAGTACTTGCCCGCCAGCTGCGGCAGCGCCTTGTCGATGGCGTCAAACACCTCCATATCGATCAAGAGGCAGGCCCCGCCGGTGGCATCGCACTGGTGCAGGCCAAGGCCCGGGGGCTGCTCAAAGTGCAGCCATCCGTCATCGTCCAGCACCCACGCGCACATGTTGAACGGGCTTCTGCGCTGGCGACAGAGGCCGCCAACGATGGGCTTGTCGTGGCCCATCAGCCGCTCCAGCGTGTCCGGCGGAGGCGTCATATCGGCGTCGATGAAAAACAGCTTTTTGACTTGCAGCTCGCGGGCCTTCGATACCGCGGTATTTCGCATCTCGTCAATGGCGTCGCCGTCAACCTGAATGAATCTGGCGTTGTGTTTGAACATGGCGGACACGCAGGACATGTGCCGCTTGTACACGTGATCCCAGTTCAGCGGGCTGGCGATGAGCACGTCGGAGTAGTCGTCGCGCGGCGCAGCGGGCAGCGCAGAGGATGCCATCTCCGGTTTGAGCGTTTGGGTCAGCTTGTCAAGGTTCTCGGCAAATGCGGGCTTGTCCATGATAGCTCCTCCTCAGAAGCGAGTTAGGTGGTGATGATACCGACGGAAATGGCCAGACGCTGCTCGAAGTTCGGGGCCTGGTCGTCCAGGGCGCGGGCGAAGGGCTCCGCGTCCGTGACCAGCACCTCATCTGCCCACTTCGTGCCGGACAGGGTCAGGTTGTTATTCTCCTCCAGTATATCAACTACGGCCTCCCAGTAGCGCCACAGCAATGCAACGACGACCTCCTGGGGTGACAGTGTACCGACGACCGCATTGCCGCCGGCGACAACACCCACCAGTACCTCTTGCATGTTGACGCGCTCGCCGCCCCGGTAGTCTCTCTCACTCCCACCGGACGCCACGACGATATTCAGGTCGCCGCCGAAGTCGCGCTGCGGGCTGTTGTACCAGTTGTCCACAGCCACCAGCGTGATGTCATCGTCATACGCCGTATTGATGGCCGCAATCTTGGCAACCCACCCTGCCTCCAGGACAGCCCGGACTTTCGTGGCCGTGACCTGGGCGTTCTTAGATCCGGCCATCGTTGACCTTGGGCTTCATAAAGTCGTAAAAGGAATCCTGCATGGCCTTGGAATAGTCGTTCTGGAAGGGCTGCGGCAGGCCGATCAGCGCCCGCATGGGCAGGAGCCCACGGCCCGGTGTCACTTGCTGGTGGTACTTCATATAGGGAACGTGCGTGCCGAACTCGGCAGCCGTTGCCCTGCTGTTCCGTTTCGCTACGTGGTCCCGTCTGTTGGGCTGAATGAACGATCTGATCAGCCGCAGCTTGCGGTGCATCAGCGAACGGCCCGGGTAGTGCTGCTCTTTCCAATGCCGGTAGTCATCAGACAGCGGCGGCCACGGCTTCCCCAGCACCCCACCTTGCGTCTCCCAGACCTTCTCCGAGTGCAGGACGAATATCTTATCGAGCTTGCCGACCAACCCCTCGTCCGCGTAGAACGGCCGCCGCATCCACTCGCCACCAGACAGGAGCGCGTGCTGCAGCGAGCTGAACCCCTCGACGCGGACATTGAGCTTAAGCATCGGCCCTCTTGGCTTTCGCGGCGACCTTCACCGGCTGCGGAGCCCACAGCGCCATGCCAGACTTGTACCCGGCCATCAGCGCCTTGTTGCCGGTGTGCCGCGCCGCAGCTCCTACGGCATTGATGCGCTTTCCCTGCCGCATGGCGATGGGATCCGGTGCACCAAGTCCAGCCGATGCGCGCGCGGCCTGCATGTCCTCAAACACCGAGACGATGCACTCCCGCAGCTTCTCCCGCGCCTTCGACTCCTCCGGCGGCAACAGCTCGCCGGGCTCATACACAAATTCCCGCACGTCGCACACACCACAAAAGCAGTTGGCGCCGTGCCTCAAGACCGTTTTCTCTACCATTTTGTATCCATTTCAAAAATGGGCTCTTCCTCGTCCCCGTCATCATCAAGGCGGGCCTGGCCAGATGGGACATGCGCATAGTGTGGTAGCTGCGTGCTCGTCCCCCGCGGTGCATCTGGCAGCTCGAACGACGAACCCATCAGCAACTTGAGGCCATCGCGCCATTCGGTCAGCCAGTCTTTGCTGCGGCCGCTGGAACCGTCCATGCCGGGGAATGCGTTGTCGGCATCGACGGCAGCACCGAGGCAGTTCAGGGCCTTCAGAACTTGGGACGACTCGGTGTACGCCACACCAATCGGGACGGCGTATCCTCGCCCTTTCAGCACGGCGTTAATCGTCCGCGCGCGCTCTTTGATCCACGATTCCACCTGTGCCGTTGTTGGCACCGTGGCTGTGGAGTAGGTGCGCCCCGTCCTGGCGGTTACCTCTACCGCCTCGCAGTATCCGTCTGTGTTCTGCGTGATTGACATACGGCCCTCGCAGGATGCAGCCACCAGGCTGCACCCCACAGATAGAGGAGCGGTCGGGCGCCATATCGACGCCCGGCCAATGGATCATCACAGCGTTACCTCAAGGATGAGAGAGGCGCCGGCGAACTCGGTGGTCCCATCTTCCTGCACCATCTGGATCGCGACCTCGTCACCCGCCGCGACGGCGAGCGAGACAGAGGTGTCGCGCTCCATCACATCCCCCCCGGTCCAAGTGAACGTATCCACAGTGCCTTGGGTGATGTTGATGAGCACGAAGATGCTATCGGCGTTCGTGGCCGAGTTTGTGGTGGCGTGTGCCTGCACCGCGGAGATGGTGCCGGCAATCGGCATGTAGATACCCGAGCCCACGTCAGACTCAAGGATCCATACCTGCGTCCCAACAGGAGTCGTAGTGAAGTCGGCCACCACGCAACGCGCCCGGATCCAGAATGCTGACTGGGCATTGACCACCTTCGCCGCCCAGTCAGTCGGAGGCGTGAAGGTGGTAAAGTACGTGCTTGTCCCGGCGGTGAAGCTTATGGAGTCGTCCACGAACTGCGAAGTCTCCAACGTGGCCCAGTCGGCAGCGCGGCCATACTCCCAGGTGATGGAGCTCAGGGCAGTACCAGCGACCACGCCCGCCGTGCCAACGGTCAGCTTGATGCCTGAGAAGATGCTATCCTGCCCGAGGTAGTACGCGTCGCTTGTCGCCTCATTCGCCGGCATCAGCGTCATGTCATTGGCGCCGGCGCTGTTGGCTTCGGCCGTCTCGTCGGTGAATGCCCCGCCATCGTCGGCGTATGCGTAATCCACAGCCGATGCCGTCAGCGTGCCCACAAGGACGCCGTCCGCCGCGGCCCCGCCACGGTTGGCGAGAGTAGCCGACAACCCCACGGTGACCGGAACGGTGAGCGTCATCTTGGCGGAGGTGACAGCGTCGTCGCCGATGTTGGCCGTTGCCGCCACCAACGTGACCGCAGTTATGTAGCAATTGAACGCACCAGCGGTCCCAGCCGTTACGATGGTCGCGTCCAGGGCCTCAGTGGCCGGCAGGCGACAGATGCCCTCGAACCTGTCACCGATAGCCCACGCCCCAGCGGCGAAGTCGTCAACGATGGCGTTAGGATCCGTCGTCTCAGAACCAACGTCAATGTCAGGGGTGCCCGCGGCGGCCTCAGTGGCCACGGCTCGCACCCAACAAAGGCGGTCGTTGCTCGCGTCAGCGGCCAGCAGCTCGAAAGGACTGGTGGCGGCGTGATCCAGGGCCACAGCAGTCTGCTCGATGGAGCCGATGGCGCTCTCGGGGATATTGGCCCCCAGTACGGCACCCGCCTGGATGTGCTCGGAACCGATAGCATCATCAGCAATCAGCGTGTCATCGATAGCGTCAAGCGCTATGTCCGCCGTGTCCACCAACAGGGGCGCGTCGAATCCCCCGGTCAGCTCAAAGCGGCCTCTGTGTTTCAGCATGTCAAAACCTCTCTTAGGCCTCGGAATAGACGATCTCTACGACGGGGCTCGTCCCGGTGACGGTGGCGAAAATGCCGGTGGTGAAAAACTCTCCCAGGCCAGGAAATGACCTGCTGCGCTCATTCGTCGCCTGCGAACGGCAACCCGAAACGCGCGTCCCGCCAGTGCTGACGGCGTTGGCTATCACCACGGCTGCGGTATCGTCGCCGGCCTCCACATATAGCTCGTGGAGGTAGCAACGGCCCGTAAAGACCAGCGTATCGGCGCTTACTGATGTACTACGTTGTGCAGCCATGGGGCCTCCGGTCATCCATTGCGCGACAGGTATTGCGCGTCGCCGTGCTCCAACTCCTCGTCACCCAGCGGTAGCGGGATGGGAGCCGGGCGCGGTGGCGCATCCGGCTCCCTAATTGCCCCGCAGTCCACCAAGGCCCTGATCTGCTTGGGGGTAAGCTTCACGGCCCCAGGGAAGACGGTGCCCGGCTCAAATACGGTGCCGCTGGCGAATACATGCCGCACGGTGACATAGCTACGTCTCTTGGCCATCAGAATGCCCTCCCCCTACGAGTTATCAGCCCACGGCGTTGGTGAACAGGTAAGCGCAGTCAGTCGCGATGACCTTCTGCAGGTACCTGTCCTGCACGAGCTTCCAGGTGCCCTCGGGGTCGTTGCTCGCCCACTCTCTGACCTCTCGCGATGCACCCCGCGCCAACGTGGCAAAGGCCGTCATAGTGCGCGGCCGCGGGCTGTCCTCGATGTGCGCGAGGACGGCGTGCTTGCCCCAGATATAGGACAGGCTGCCCGTCTGGCCCTCGTCGGTCGTGTTGCGCCGTGCCGTGCCCACCAGGAACTTGGCCGGGTCTATGTCCAGCAGACCCGCGAACTGATCCCGGGTGATACCTCCGCCGGCGGTGTACTGATACCGGCTGACGATGTCGGGATGCTGGCGCAGATATTGCCACACCTGAGCGCCGCAAACGAAAGCGTTGGCGTTGGCGTTGAGACTGTCCCGCGCCGTCTCGATCAGCGTCAAAGGGGCGCTGGTCTCGTCCGACCACTGGTCGGTCCCGGTCAGCGTCGCGCCGGTGGTGACGTATGTGGCGCTAAAGCCGATGGACGCCGCGCGATACTCCCGCCCGACCAACAGATGGTCAGTCAAGAACTCGGTGGCGTCCTCTTCTGGGTCGATGGGTGAATCGGCGTTGTCTACCTCGTCCTGCGTCACCAGCTCCTTCAGGGCGTAGCGGTGCAGGGTGAAGTCCGTGGTGCTGAGAGCGTAGTTGACCTCGGGCGCCGGGCTTCGGGAGCCCAAGGGGCCGTCGCGCTCGACGCGAAGGGAATCTTTCGGGTATACGAAATACTTCCCGGCGTCCTTGCTGTCCCACTGCACGGACTGCTGCAACGGGAACATCCTGTCGGCGATGTAGTCGTCATTTCCGTAGGCCAGACTGAAGCCCGTCATCGCCTTGTCTACGCGAACTTGCGAAGGCAGCGGCATTTTGCTTGCTCCTTGGTGTTTTGACAGCGGGCCGCGCCTCCACGCTCCCCGCCCTCAAATGGACGTCATGCGGGTATTGTGCTTACACGCTGATGTATCCGCCGCCGTTCGGCCAGACGATGGCGTAATCGCCGCTGTCCCAGGACTGATCGACCTGGCCGATTATCCAGTCCTTGTCGGTAGTCTTGCTCTCCAGCAGGCCGGTGGCTGTCGTGCCCACATCGCCCACCGATACGCCAGCGGAGGCCACGACGACCTTGAACGGACGGCCGGGAGCCAGGGAGGCGATATCGGCGCCATCACCCGCCGCGGACGGCAGGTTGTAGATGGAGCCGATGGCCTTGTCGGTGGCGGCGGTGCACACGGCTACCCGCCCAGCCGTGGCGGTGTGCATGACCAGGTGGTACTGGGACGAACTGAAATCTCCGTTCGCTTGCAGACCCGGATAGAAAAGGGGGGCCTCGATAGCCATTACGCATCATCCTTTCGGCTCGGATAGCGCCACGCATCGACGACATCCTGGGGGAACTGTGCCATCGCCTCGCGCAACGCCATGCTCTTGGCCTCGGCGGGGCCTTTCTTCAGCGTCATCAGCTCGGCCTCGCGCGTCGCAATGAAGTCGGCCACAGCCTGCGTGTCCGGCGTCGCGCTGGTCTCATCGCTGCCGACTTCGGCGAAGGCGATAACGGGCGAGCGGTTGTCCAGGTTGGCCTGGAAGATGTCCATATCCAGCTTGGCCAGCTTCGTCAGCTCGTCGCGCTCCGCTGGCTTGATCTTGCCGCCAGCTTGCGCAACGTCCAGCGCGTCGCTGATAGCCTTCTCGGCCAGACTCTTCGCGGCTTTGGCGCCCTCTGCGGCATCCGCCCGCAGCGTATCCAGGTCGCCCTTGGAGAGCACCACCTGATCAGCGGCAGGCTGCGCAGCTGTCAAAGCCTCGTACTGCTCGGCCGTCAGAATGACCTTGCCGGCTACATCAGCCGCGGCCATCTCGGCGTCGCCGTCGGGCGTGCGCACGGGCAACGGCACCTTGAGCGCCTTGTTTTCCTCGTGCACCCTGGAAAGGGCCTGGCTCTGGTGATCGGCGGTTACTTCGACGTCGTCACCCAGGCCAAGCACCTCGCGAATCTCTTTCTCGTTCATTTCGGAGTTACCTCCGGTTGTGGGTTGGGCCTGCGCGGTAACGTCTCCGAGCAATGCCTGTAATTGGTTCGGGTCGATGTCCTTGAGTCCAAGACTGGCCGTGATCGCTCCGGCCAT